GTTGATTTCCTCCGCGGTGGAGTTCCCGCCAAGTAGCTTCGCGTCGGAACCTCTGTAAACGGTCATGCCAAACGGGACATTGCAGCTCGATATATACTCGTCCAGGTTGCGGATGGTGTCTGGTGCCTCACAGTCATTCGGCGAGGTGCCGTCCCTCAGCTGCGGGTTGATTGAGCTATAGGCGTGTTGCCCGTACTCATTCATGGCGAGGGCCTGCTCGCTCGTAGGAGGGTTGTTCCACAGGTTCTCAAAGTTATTGACGATTACATCGTATTTCTCGGGCGGAATGGGCATTTTGCCGTAGTCACCCTCTTTGAACCCACTGCTCGATAGGATGCCGTCAGATGGTGCAGACCCACCGACTTGACCGGGTACACCCGCATGACCATGGTTCCCGCTGCCGGGTCCGCCGTCTGAACGGGACGCTTTCTGGGCGAACTGTAGGATGAAGTTTCGGAGGGATTCGATATCGGTCACCGATTTCTTGTCTACGGAGTTGTCCTGTGCGTCGGTTTCCTTATTTTTGCGGGGAGGGGACAGAATCACGCCTGATTCTGCCATCATCCTCAGATAGAGGGCTTCTTTACTCTTGTTTTTCATGTAACTTCCTCCATCTGAATCTCAATGCGCTCGGTCTCTTCGTCAACCTCTCTCCGGCTGACAGAGTTGACTTTGAACTTTGCGTTCTTGCTGAACAGGACCTCGCTTTGATTGACGGCAGCAATATTTGAGATGTCGACTCCGGTCTTGGACTTACAGGTGAGCACCACTTCTTTTTTTGACTCCCAATCATCCGATAAGTCCGTCCTGTGGAGTAAGACGTCTTTTACAAATCCCTTGTCCGTTGTCCAGCTGCTTATTGCATCCATCTGTACCGGCTTGCCCGACTTCACCTGATCCATAAATCTGTTGAAATGGGCAGACATATCGTTGCTTCCACCGATGTCAAATCCCATCGCTCTGTATGCGGTGCCGGTATACTTGTCGGATAACTCCAGTCCCTTCTCGATGGCGGCAACCCGTTGCTCCGCAGTAGCTCTATCTTCCGGGTCGTTGAAGATGACATGGCTGTACTCCTCATAACTGCTTGAGTAGCCGGAGGAAGCACACAAGTCTTCAAGGTAGTCGCCTCCGGTGTAGTGATTTATGGAGCCAATCATGGCAGCGGCATCGTCTTCAGAGACTTCCTGACCTGCGTTTTTGGAAAACTCGGCGGTCTTCTCCTTGAGCTGGTCTGCCATATTCGCCTTTACGTCATCTTTTAGGTTTTGAATCCTGTCACTCTTAACTATACCCCCAGAAGACTGCGCTTCAGATTTTACCGCGACAGATGTGTCTTCAGGCTGAAGATGGCCGTTTTCCACTTTCGTTTCTGCTATGTCCTCAGCCTTGATTTCCTCAAATTTGGGAGCATGAGATGCGTCGAACGGATCTATCGAGTTGACGACACCATTTATAGTTGATTTTGCTGTTCGTCCAGGTTGGAACTCATACTCATATTCGTTGTCGCCTATTTTTGTGTAGGTTTCGGGATTGCCCGAACTGCTGTATGTCGTGACCTTGGCGCCGACAGGAGCGTTGTTCAGGCATTTTCTTAGGGTTTTTCCAACATCCGTGTAGTCTCCAGTTTTGTATGCGTCCGCAATACTCTGATTGAACTTACTGGCACTTGGTGAAGAACCGCCGACCTCTCCGGGTCTACCCTCGTGGTTAAAGTTACCTGAACCTTCCCCGCCGTCTTCATTGCAGTCCCGGCAGATAGCGTCTTTCAGAACTTCCAGGCTTGCGGCAAACGGTGGGAACAGCTTATCGCCATTCCTCTCCAGTTCCTCAAGGGTGGTAAACGTCGGCCTGGTCATCTCATCCTCGTCACACTCTGGGATTCCCTCGTACTCCGTACAGAGGTAGATGTGTGGGGTAAGCCCGGTGTCCTCCTCCTTTGGCCCGTATCCGAGCGGGATAAGCTCCTTGGGCAAGATACCAAACTCCTCCTGGGTCTCACGGACGGCGGCAAGAGCCGGCTTCTCACCAGCCTCGATGTGGCCGCCAGGTCCGCAAATCAGGGAGTTGCCGTTTTCGTGCAACCTGGCCCCTGTGAGGATTTTTCCGTCAGAAACCACGATAACGCCCACAGAACCGGGTTTCTTGTTTTCGGTAGGTAAGGATGTGTCATCCGTGTTGTCCTTGTCCTGGAGCTTGCCAGGCGATTTCTGGCGCTCCCCATCGCTCATGTCCTGCGGGAGCTTCGTGGCGGCAGGAGCGGCAGATGGGCTGTTGCCCGGAGCCTCGCCCTCCCCATTGTGTTCTTCAACGCTGGCTCCCTGGGCATATTGAGTCTCGTCACCGTCGCTCGGAGCCTGCCCAGGCATATCAGGGGTCTCTCCTTCTGGAGCTTGCTCCTCCTCCCCTTGCGGCATATTGGCGAACAGGTCTTCTTCGTCGTATTCATCGAGCATGGTTTCGACATCGAACTCATCGCTGTCTGCCAGCTTGCGGCGAACCTCAGTCGGGTCGATGACCTGCATATCAATATAGGCTTGGGCGGTCTGTGCCTTTGTGAGCTGGAGCTGGGCCTTCTGTTGGTCAAGCGCAGCCTGCTCAGACTCACTCATAGACCACAGGGGCTTGAACTCGATATTGATTTTCGGCACCTCGTCGACTTCTCCTGTTGCAAGGCCGGCCTGGAACAGGATGGACAGCAGATACCGTAAATTCGGTCTGAGCATCCGCTGCCTGATGCGGTCCACATAGTTGTACCAGTTCTCCATGCTGGTGTCATCGGTCGTGCTGAGACCGCCCACTCCCTGCCCGAAAAGGACGACCTGCGGGATATTGGTAATCGCAGACAGCATATTGCAGGACGAACTCACAACGTCCGTGACTCCGTTGAACTGGAACGTGCGGAAGTCGTAGTCCTCGCCCTCCGCGTCAATGGCAATGCTGTTGAGCATACCACGGGCCATATCAATGACCTGGAGGCGTTTCAGGACTCTGCTCTCGCCTTCTTCCGTGGCAAGCTCCGAGGCAAGGCCACTCATCTTGTACACGGGCTGGATAGACCGCTCAAGGAGCTTGGGAGCGCTCTGGTGGGCAAGCTCCGCATCTCTCAGCGCCCGGTTGATGCGGATGTACTCAGGGACTCCCCAGAGCTGGTAGATCGAGCTCGTCGTGTTCTCGGGAAGGATTCCGTTCTGGAAGACAAGGCACCGGCTATCATGGACGGTGAAACTGCCATAGCGGCTGGACACCCGGTAATACTCCGGCATACCAAGACGGCTCCCCCGTGTTCTGAACGGGTCGCTGGGGTCGTAGTTGTACATACTCTGATAGTCTGGCTGGATGACGGACCGGTCGTATACCCGGATGTCGTCGATGGATTTGATGTTCTTCCAATCCAGCGGCTCCTCCAGACCACGGCCATCGTTCACGAGTAGGACGGCTATAGCACCGCCGAACAGCCTGGCCCATTTGATGGCGGTAATGGCAGTCTCGTCCCAATCGAGCTCGTCAAGGGCCTCCGTGTAGAATTTCTCTACTTCCTGGTCGGAGACATCCTTCAGCTCGAAGCCATGCTTGATAGCCTCCTCTGCGGGAGTGTCGATAATCTTGGCGAACAGACCGTTGCTCTCATAATTTGCGGTGAGGACATCATCGGGAACTGCGCTCTCCGGCACATATTGATAATGTTCGGACGAGTCCTTTTCTGTCCCGTACCGGGTCATAAGGTTCACATATCCGTCAGCTCGGAACGGGCGAACGGACCTTCCGGTCTGCCGCGAAATCATATCAGCATACCGTCTCAAGCGCTCGACCTGATCCTGCTTGTTTTCAGCCATTGTACATTCACCTCTTAAATCCGGTATTGATGTCTGATGTCAAATCAGGTTTCCAACATTGAAAGCGGTCCTGGCTTCGATCTCCGCAAAGCCGTTCGCCGCCGCATCTACCATGTCTTTGAACTTGCTGTCAGGGAAGTTTTCGAGCTGGAACAGGAACGACTCATTCCAGTCTCCAATCATAAGGTCGAAGTTCCCCGCCTGCCACTGAGCCGCCATAGGCTCCGCTCTGGCTTCCTTACTGCCAGTTTCGGCCACGGTGGTGACATCGAAC